ATTTAACATAAAGGACAGAAAATGGATAAACATGTAAAAGATGTATTTAATGATTTGTGCGGGGAATTGTCCTTCGATAACAAATTAGGTGATAAGATTATTCGTTACATGAATAGTTTTATTTCCAAGAATGTGGAACATGCTTCTTTCTTTGGCGGTAATTTAACAGGTGTCTATGTGGTTAAATTTACTAATTCAGACCGAAGTGTTTGGTTTGATGAAATACTCAACATTAACGAAGAAGAACTCTTACCTAGACTTAATGATATTATTAATCCTGTTTACTACGTAGTAGCTGGTGATGCATTTAATTTAAGTTGTGTCTGGTTAAGCCATATGTTCTACAAGTCTTCTAAAATCAATGAAAAGCGTAAAAATGAGATAATGTCAGCTATCTATAATGTCTTACAATTTCGTTTTATCACTTCTCGTCTACAAAGACACTGGCCTTATCCTTGCTCTAAAGAAGTTGCTGAAGCAACTCTGGCAGCAATGAGTAATAAATATGCCATTAAACAGAAAGGCACTTGGATAAAAGTAGTACAAGACAGAAGTGACGATATTATTGACATGAAACACTCTATTCACCGATTAACGATTCAACGAATGGAACACGATATTCGCAATACTGGTGAATCAGTGGGTTATCTATTAACAGATACACAAGGTAGGAATAAAGCATTACTTAAAAACATTTACGGCTTACAAAAACAAGTCCAAGAGTCTGGGATGAGGGTGAACAGTACTTCTTCTACATTTATCGAGATGGATGGTGAGGCTGTTCTTAAGGATAAGGCAAATGCTTTAGAAACTTATCGTAATTACCTAGCTGGTGTAATACCTGATAAACCAAGTTTTATTAAACTGGATTTGATTTCTATTATTGAAAGTTCTAATAAGACTATGCCTGTTTCTATGTTCAGAAGCACACTAAGTTGGATTAGTGATTCGTACGGTAAAGGTGATAAAGGTAAGTTAGAGATTGATGAAGTGATTAATAAAATCATGACTCATTTGTTGACTTACTTAAACCAAAATCGAAATGCGATGAAAAATAAATCTGACATTAGTGGTTTAATCAGTAAAATGAAAGGTGTTTATACATCTTCTCGTAGTACTGATGAATTATTATTATCTATCCGTGATGATGTGGAAGAAATCGTTAAGAGGGCGACTAAGATTAAATCTGGCCCATCAATAGCAGCCACACGCACAGGGGTAATGTTATATATAGTACTGAGAGCCTTTACAATGCGTTATTATTCCGGCTAATAGGAGCACATTCGAAAGGCTGACTATGTGTCTAATAGAAAAACTACTCTCAAAAAGTTTTAGTATAATGGATTACTTCTCTGGTAATAGAATATACTCGGAAGTAGAAGAACCTAATGGGGAAACTAATGTAAGAATTATTAATTACGAAGGTTTTCCTTTAGAGATTCATGTTACTAAGAAACATTTTATATTAGAGAGAACTGGTTGGTGGTTCTTTAAAAAGAAACATCTTATTCTTTATAGAGTTGATTGTGTTAAATCTTGGGATTTACCTATTACTTCTACTGTCTTAAAACAACCTGTATATATACCTCGTTTGTTATCAAGATTATTAGGTGAAGAAAAACAAATTAACGCAGTGATTTCAGCTTATTTAGATATTCAAATAACCAGAATCAAAAACAATAAATAAAAACTAATAATACTATCGGGGTTAACACCTCGATAGTATTATTCCTATTTTGTACGTAAATACGATGATTTAGTTATATTTTTGAAATGTGCTTTTATACTTAAAGGATAATATCATGATATTATTTTTACAAGATTGGATTAAATATCCTAATGCTATTGTCCATACTTCGACTAAAAATCAGTCGTTTATTGATTTAGCAAACATCTATAAAAAGATGGGGATTAAGAACTATTACTTCCATTTACAACTACACGATAGACGCTTAGAGTTTGTAGACCCTTACGACCCTAATCTAACACAAGAACAAAAGATTTGGATTGCTGCTGAATGTGCGATTAATCCATTTTATTATTTTAGAGAAATTGCCCCTACTCCTGAAGGTAATCTTAAAAATAGATTTAGAGCCAATAGGGCGAATATCTCTTTATTCTGGTCATTTTTTAATAACTGTCAATATCTATTAATTCAACCACGTCAGACTGGTAAGTCTTATTCGACAGACGTACTCATGACTTATCTTCTAAACTTCAGTACTGGTCTACGTATGTTACTGTATACAAAAGATAGACCTCTGGCTGTTAAGAACGTGATTCGTTTACGTAAGCTATTTGAACGTATGCCTAAATGGTTAAACCGAATGACTAAGAAAGACAGTAATAACCAAGAGACCATTACTGTATTGGATAGACGTAATTATTACAATACCATTGTAGCACAAGACTCTGTAGAAGATGCAGATAAAAAAGGTCGTGGTGATACTGTAGAAATTCGACATTGTGACGAGATTGCATATTGTAAGAATAACTTTATTACGATTCCTACCATGGGTTCTGCGATGAACGCGGCAAAAGATGATGCGATGCGTGAAGGTAAGTTTACTGGCTCTATCTTTACCACAACTGCTGGTAAGAAAGACTCACCTGAAGGTAAATGGGCGTATGAACTATTTACTGAATCTGCTCAATGGGATGAGAAATATCTTGATTGTAAAGATGTGGTTGAATTTGAGAAAATGGTTCGTAAGGATTCTAACCCACAATCTGAAATTGCTAAGATTACAGGTACATTTAGTATCCAAGGAACATTCTCACATCGTCAGATGGGTTATACTGACGAATGGTTGATTAATAAGATTGTAGAGAACAGGGTTTCTCCTGAAGCAGCTCTTCGAGACTATTATAATGTTTGGACTTCTGGTAACGAAGTATCTCCATTTACTACTAAACAATTACAAATGATGACTAACAGTAAAATGGAACCAGTATATCGAGATATTGGTACAAATGGTTTAACTGTTAAATGGTATTATAACCAAGATGAGATTAATCACTTAATGAATACTGTTCCAGTTATTGTAGGTATGGACAGTAGCTCTAATGTAGGTCGTGACTCTACGACATTGACTTTTGTTAATGCGATTAATCTTGAAATCATTGGTTGTGCTGATTGTAATAATGTTAACTTATACAATTACGCTCAATGGTTGGCTGACTTAATGATACGTTATCCTAAGATACTTATTGTTCCAGAGAATAAATCTTCTGCACAAGGTATTATCGATTACTTGATTGAAGTATTACCTAGTTACAATATTGACCCATTTAAACGAGTGTTTAATATTGTCGTCAATGAACGTGATTCTAATCCTAGACGTTTTGATACCATGGATTCACATCCTAGCCGTATGTCTATTGCTAACCAATACAGACCTTTATTTGGTTACATGACCACAGGTACTGGTCGTTATACTCGTAATAACTTGTATAATGAAACACTATATCGTGCTGTCGATATTGTTGCTGATAAGATTAAAGATTCTAGATTAGTAGATGAGTTATTAGGACTTGTTGTATTAGATGGTCGTATTGACCACTTAAAAGGTAAACATGACGACCAAGTAATTAGTTGGTTATTAGCTTGTTGGTTTATCTTCAATGCTCGTAATGTATTCTATTACGATATCATTAAACAAAGATTCTTATCTGATGTTGTTGAAGCAGGTACTGTTGTAGACCCAGTTAAATTAGCTTATAATCGTGAACAAGAAAATATTCGTAATAAGATTGAATCTCTTTATAACGATTTAAATAATACTGATGATTATTTTGAATTTAGTAAGATTGAGAAATCTATTCGATTATTAGAACAACGATTGAATCCAGAGGAACGTAATAAGATTATTGGTATGTCTGACATGATTAATGAATTGAAAGAAAACCGTAAGATTAACATGATGAAACAATCTCCGATTATTGTGGATAATATCTTAGGTAGCTTAGATTCTATTCGTGCTGAAGCTATGTTGGGTAATAAACCTAATTACTTTGGTAGAAATGATATGTTTGGGTTTGGTAGTTATAACGCCAATGTCGATACTACGTATTCTTCTGATATTGATAGCCTAGATTACTGGAATTCTTTATAAGACATAAAACCCTAGTGCCTCTAGTACTCTTGCGAGTACTAGAGGTTATGGGCTAATATGCATTTCAAAATACCTGCGTCATCTTAACTCGCACGATGCTTTCTCAACCTTACACTTATCCCGAAGTTACATGTAAGATATTAAAAACACAGATGGCTACATTGTGCAAATCGGAGTTCCTCTATATGCTATCCTAATTCTCAAAAGGAGAGTTATATACAGAGCACGAAATAGGAGAGCTACTTTCTATTTCATATAAAGGTAGTTTTTAATAAAATTGTTTAAGTAACTTACGATACAGAGTATCTAAGTCGCTTGAATTATAAAATAATTCAAGTAATAATCACAGGCATTGGAGCAATAGAATAATAGACATCATTGTCTTGAGTTCTACTGAAGAACAATACCTTAACCACATCTGTTGCAGTTACTTGAGCACTGATTTGTAATTCTGTATTCCATTTACGGATTGGGAATTCATACTCATTGTTTTTAATGATTAACTTAAACATATTTGGTTTAGGTGCGTTAGGTTCACGACTAGTACGATACTGTGGTTTAGTCGTATAGTATACTTTCTCTAACCATTCTTCTAACACAGTCTGACCACAAGAAATATTGTATCTATAGTCAGTAGCAGAAGCAATACGTACTTGACAGAAGATATTATCACCATAAGCTGGATTCTGATAAGCATCAAAGCCTAACAAGAATCTATCACCAGAAGCATCTGATGCTGGTCTTAGTAGACGAATATCTACTGTTTGTGGATGGATATGTTCTCTAAATGTATTATTAATCACACCTAGGTCAATAGCGACATCCAGTTGCTGTAATGGGCCAAACAATTTACCATTCAGGCTTCTATTTGGACTATTCTGCGTAATGTATACACTATTGGTTACATCTAACCATTGGTTTCTATCTAATGTAAATAAGTACCAGTCAAGCTGATAACCAATATCGTTATTAATCCACTTAGGTACAGGATAGAGTTTAACAGAGTAAGCACCATCTCGTTCAACAATTGTATAGTTAAACGAACGTACAATTAAGTGTCGGTTATTGTTATTAATAACATGTACTGATTTTTCATTATCTGCTAAGTAGTATACTAAAGATAGAGAACCTTTAGTAGAAGCTACAGATTCAGCAGCTTTATCCAAATACAATAATTCAAACTTATTACCATCTACTGGATAAGTAATGGTAGAACCATCTGAGTAATGGACTTTACCCATTAAGTTAATGGAGTTTTTCAATACTTGTTCTGGAATCAGAAGATTAGAATCATCAGTAGAATCGATATAGAACGACTCAAGAGAAATGTTATTAATAAACTTATCTGCATCAGATACGTCACGTAGCAATGCTGAATACTCAACAATCCAGTTAGTACGTGAACACAAACCACCACGGTCATCGTAGATTAAGATAAGAATCATCTCACCTTCTTCTAACTCATGTGTACAGTAGAAGTCTGGAATATACCATTGGGTGTGATTATTAGAATCACGTTGAGCTACAGGCATTAATGGGATTTCATTACCAATAAAGTTAAAGCTCTGGTCGTATCGTGCTGAAATCGCTAAACCACCTTGACCAGCAATAGTGCCTTTATAAGCAACAGCATGGTGTGGTGTCGTACCTTGAATATGGAATTGAGATGGAATCTTTAGTGTAGGACGTGCTACGGAATTATCGTAGAAAATCTGACGTGAACAAGGTGTTGCTAATGTACCGCCTGCAAAGAATCGTCCTTCTTCAGAAGTCATTTCATCGACTGCAATCTTATTAGATTGAATCAGTCGTAATTCAGGTACTTGTGTAGTGGGGTCAATAGACATTACTTTATAAACTTTAGGTGGTTCTAAGCTAATGTCTTCAACATAGTCATTTACTTTAGGAATCCATTTACGATGGCCTTCTCGACCTAAATAGATGTCGTGCATTGCCCAGCGTCGCCATGTTTGGGTATCATCGTAGATAGGTGGTTCACCGTCAATACCTACGATTGATGTATCCACAGCATGGTTTCTGGCATACACAGGTAGATTAGTTGGGATGTCCGTTGGACTAGGCATATTGTTCTCCTATTCTTACAAAATGAGATAATTCAATACTGTTTCGATAATAAATACGAACGACTTGTTTTAACCATCTCATTTGGTGATATGTAATATCGGTAATAGTGTTTTTATAAACTGGGTGGATTGTAACGTGTTTGAGACTAATCAAATCCAGTTTAAACGATGGTTCAATTTTAAAGAATTCTTGATAATTGGCTTCAATATAGTCAATGACCTCTTGGTCTAGATATCTAGATTCCATATTAGGGAAGTTAACCAGATTCTCTGATAAATCGTAAATTAAACGACTTAGTAGAGGAGAGAATAACTTATACAATCCATGAATTGGAGGATTGGTTGTTGTTCTTGTTTCTGGTAATAACATTGTCATGTAATCGGAAATCTTCTTATCTAATACTTCAGCTTCTTTCTTAAACTGGTAAGTATCTTTAGGATAAGTATCTCGTTTACCAGAAATCACATCAACTATCTCGTATGGTTTACCTTCTAACACATCTCTTCGATTAGGAATAACTGAACCATCTTCAGAAAAACCTAAATCTTCTTTTGCAATAATACCATTACCTACTTTAACTAAAAGATTCTTTTCTTCCAAAATATCCCATTTATTATTCTTCGACAGCATACCATTGTGTACATAACCTACTTGTCTATTGGCATTTAAAATACCAGTCAACTGAGTAATAGTACGTTTGTCTACTGTAGTGTGGTTTTTAGTATCAGGGAAACCATACATTCTAAATGTAATCTTTTGTTTTTCTAAACTAAAGTCAATACAGCCTTTGCTGATAATGTGGACTTTAGGAAAATCTACGAAATAATCAATACCTTCAATTAAAGCATAACCGTTTAAGAATACGTCTAAATACCCATAGGGTACTTTAACAGGTTGTTCTTTTAACTTCTCTTCGTCAATGTCCCAATAAACTTGAGTAAGTGTAAACGATAAGTTATTCTTCACTACTCTTGCTTCTATATCTCGACACAAGAAATCATCATCTGTACGATAGATAAAATATTTATCTACTGTATTGTACATAGGTTCACGAGACGATGGTGTTTCGTACTTATCAGTTAACCAAATTTTAGTCTCATCTGTTTGTTCATCGTAGGATTTATTTAACATTACTTTATCAGTAATGTCTTCCCAAACAGTATAGTCATTTTGGTTTTCGTTTAATAACTCTTTCTTACAACCATAGAATCGGTATTCTGAATCCTTAGTAGCGATAGTAAATTTGTTCTTACCTTCACCAAAATAATGGTACGGTTGACGTGTACCGACACCACCGATAAATTCAACATATCGTGTACGTGTGTCTTTAACCGGATATTGGTTATAATTACCTAAACGTGACCATGATAATAATTTACCAGTTTCATCGTATTCGAAGATAGTAGACATGTGCCTAAAAGTATAAGGCACATTAACTACTTTACCACCTAAACCATCGTTAACAAAGTCTTTATAAGGATGTACTGATTTTGCAGTATACCAAGTAACAGCATTATAACCATAAGCATTTTGAATACGCTCAAGATCGCAAATAGGTTTATCCAAAGAGACTAACTTCATTAAATCAGAATTCTCTAATACATCAGCACGCCATTCTTGGATATTTGAATTTACACCTAGTAAGGCTGCTGTACGATTACGATAAGGTAATTTATTTAACTCATGTAGTCGATGTGCATTATAAGGGAATCTGATATTACGATATTGTTTACGGTAATGTACTTGAAATACAATTCTACCTTGTGCTTGGTCAATAAACTCATGGTCATGAATTAATTCTTTAACCAAGTTAGTGCTAATTGAAAAGTCGCAGTTTGTTACTTGTCGTACATTGGAAATATTATTACGATGTAACAGAACACCTTTATACATCTTAGGTGAGTTTTTGTGGTAGAATGACAAATAGAAGTCACAATCGTCGAAATATTCAAATGTATTAAGACGATAAGATTTATCATGGGTAAACAAATACTTACGGATACCATCTAATATAGATTTAAACGTAGGTGTTTGATTTATGTTAATTTCTACTGTTTTATAAATTGTCGAATCGTAAATAAGCTCTACCACGTCGCCTTCCAAGATAGGATAAGAGATAGGGTTATCTACAATATAACCATTGATATACGTAAAAATCTTACCTGGTTTTCTCTCGTACTGGCGATAGAAATCGCTAATGATAGTACGTTGAGACATCCTGATTAATTTAAGATATAAGATATCTGTTTTATCAGCTGGTTGATTTGGGCCAGGTGTTGTATGTAATGCATTTCTATAAGTTCGAAATGTAATGTCTTGATTATCCATATCCCAAGGGATTTTTGTTTCTTCTCGGATAACAATAACAATATTCTTTTCTACAGTAGTCGTAAAGTAAATACGGGTTAAAGGAATAATAATACCTTTTACAGTATAAAACTGGAATAACACATTTGTTTCTTTACAATACTCTGCCATGTTCACCCATTCTGAACGCTCTGGGTATTCTATAAACGGCAAGTTAACAATAGGTTCAAATACCTGTCCTAACACATAAGCATGATATCTATCGTGTTTAGTAGGTAAGTTATAGTCTTCCGAGAAAATATGGACGTGATTACGCGCTCCACCAAATGGAGTAATCCTAGCTGGTCTAATGATAGACTGATTATCTTGGTGAGGCGCACCCCAAAGGTTATAGATAAAATGACCGATAAGATAAGGTACCTTCATCTTCTTTTATCCTTTCAGTGTCTTATCGTCCAGTTACAATACCATTTACACCTAGGACGAATTGTTGTTTATCTCTTGAGAAGTTTCTTAATGCAATTTTAGTTAAACCAGCATTCTTAAATGGTTGTTCTGTCAAACACATTGCTAATACAGCAATAAATGTAGGAATGTGTTCCATGGAGATAGACAGTAATTCCATCTTATCTAGACCCACCCAAACTGCGCTATTTAAGTTTTTAGCAATAGTGGTATAGAACATACCGATATTCAAACCTTTTAATGTAGGGTTATCAATCTTCTCATGTACATCTTTAATAAAATCATCTACAGACTTATAAACCAAACCATTTACATAACGTGAAATATAAGTAGCTGGAATATTAATATCACGAGACAATTTAGCAATAACAGCTTGTAATTCTAAGTCACCGATTACTTCTTGTTCGCTAAGCATAGAGTAATATAACCATGCGCCTAATACACGCAATGTAACGATATCATCTGGACCACAATGAAATGCCATAGAGATAGCATTGGTAATCAAATCAGAATAGGTTTTCATTGCATTTTGAGACAATGATTTAATCGCGCGTGGACCATTCTCTACTAAGTCTGAAGTCAAACCACTACGTAGTGTTTGCAAGGTATAAAGACTACGGTTACCTACTGTATATTCACCTGGTTGCATTTCACGTACAAAGGCAGTTAAGTCTGTTGCAACATATTTCAAATTACGTCCTAAATCAACCACTACAGGATGGTCAAATTTAGGGATAATGTCATTTGGGTAAATTAAAATAGTACGGTTATTTTCATCTACTTTAATCCAAGGGTAGTTCTGTGCCAATGCAGTACGAATCTTTTCTTCCACACCTTTAATATTTAATACTTTACCAATGGTGGTTTCGTAAGGAGATTGATAAATCATTTTCAGTATCCTTTAAAATTAAAAAAAATAATGTTTATTTTAGCTAAAATACCTATTGTTTTAAATAGGCTACATTCATACTTTCTACTTTTATTTATTGCAATTTAATTATAAATAAATTTAATACTGTTTATATATATCAGTATTTCATTTTGATTATTATGAATGTCGAACTGCTCGTTTGATTTCAAATACCATTTAAAAGGATTGTGTGCACACACTCTTTACTATTCAGTTTAAAATGGTAAAACGACTTTTACACTAAATTATAAACCAAAATATGGAGACTCTGAAATGAGTAAAGTTGATATTTACGTATCCAATGCTACCCCTTATAGCTTCCATCTTGGTACTGACGATAAATCAGGAAAAGTGCAAACATTAAAATCATTGCCTCGTCCAATGCATTTGCCTTTCTTCCTGTTCTATGGTCAAAAAGGTACTCTAGATGAAGTCATGGTAGATGGTGCTGCATTTGCTAAAATTTACGGTACTGAAACGCTTCGTGAAAATAGTCCTTATTTTAACCACGTATCCCCTTTTATTAAAGGTGTGCTTGAAGATGGTGGTACTATTCTTGCTAAACGTATTGTACCAAAAGGTGCTGAAAAACTCGCCTCTGTACGTGTTTCTTTAGAATACGTAGAAACTACTGTTGATGAATACCAACGTGACCGTGAAGGTAACTTCGTTAAAGACAGCCGTGGTGGTTTTACTACTACAGGTAAACAAATCCCTGGCGTACTTTATCGTTTCGTAACAGATGAAATCCCTACTACTGAAGTATCTGCTGGTACTAATACTTACAAAAACTTTGAATTTGGTATTGGTTCAGAATCTGTTGGTGACTTAACCGATGGTCAAGGTGCAACTTCAAAACGTGTTCCGTTATTTGACTTTGTAACTAACTCACCAGGTGCACATGGTAATCTGTCCGGTATCTCTATTTGGAGTCCTACTAGCAAAGACGGTTCTCCTATTAACCACATTGCATTCTCTGACACTGGAAGCTATCCTTTCCGTATGCAATTGGTTACTAAAGAAACTCCTACTTCTAATCCTGTTGTAGCGACTACTGTAGCTGGCGCTCGTGAGATTGATTTCTCTCTGAAACCAGAAGCTGTTTCTAAATCAGGTTTGCATTATCACTTAGGTGAAACCTTCATCGAATTGTATTATGACTTAACTCCTGCTAACCCATTGTTGCCTCCTACATTCGGCCCATTCACTCGCCTGTATGTTTACCAAAACAACATCGATGCTGTTTTGGAACTCTTTACTACTAAAGAGATTTCTGCTGAACAACGTGGTGACTTCTCTGGTGCTACTAGCACTGATGTAGCTGCTAAAAAATATCTGTTTAACCTCTTTGGTGGCCGTCACAGCGATGGTGATCCTTATCAAACTTATCGTCAAGGTGAGTTAGGTACCAATGGTGTTATCTTAGGTAGCAACAGCGTTATGTGGGCTAAAGGTGGTACCGATGGCGACATGAATGATGCTGACTTTGCTAAAGCTGTAGAAGCTTGGTTAGAAGAAGTAGCTGACCCTAATGGTAAGTACATGGATAATGTATCTTACAATGACTCTACCTTCTGGGATACTGGTTTCCCTCTGGAAACTAAGTTGAAAATGGGTAAATATATTGCTACCCGTAAAGACCGCTGGGTATGCGTCAGCACTCACGTAGCTGGTGAAGAACAACCTATTAGCATTGCTGAAGAAAATACTCGTGTAGCAGCTATTCGTTCTGCTGTACGTCTGTTTGCCGACTCTTCTATCTACGGTACTGGTGCTTACCGTGCTGTAATCGTAGCGGGTTCTGGTCGAATTGATAAAACTGTTTCTTCTTATAAGAAACGTGTTCCTAAGTCTTACGAATTGTGCCGTATTGTTAGCAAATACTGGGGTGCTAGTATTGGTCGTGCTAATAGCACTTACGACTACACTGAAGGTACCAATAACTTCTTCAAATACCTGGTTGACGTTACTAACTCTTGGGCACCTTATCAAGTTCGTAATGAAACTTGGGCTTCAGGTGGTATGTGGTCTGAACGTTCTGACCGTAAAGTAGACTTCTTCCCAGCATTCCGTACTGTATACGACAATGACAGCTCTACTTTAACTACTCTGCGTCCAATGTTGGTTCACGTAGAACTGAACAAAATCGGTTACGAAGGCCATCGTGCATTCACTGGTAAAGACTGGCCAGAAGACCGCTTCTTGCAAGAAGCTACTGATTGGTATTACGACCAAATTAAAGACTACAAGTTCGGTGGTAAAGTCGAAGTAGAATGGAGTATTGAAGTAACTAAACTTGATAAAGAAAAAGGCTATATGTGGCATACTGAAGGTATTGTATACGCAGATGGTCAACGTACTGTTCAAGTATTCAATACTACTAACATGCGTCGTTCTGACAAACCTGAGAACTCACCTGCTATTGTAGCGTAAGGATGATAGTAGGGTAACTTAATATACGTTACCCTACTTATTGATTTTTTAATTAATGTACAAAAGGATTACAATAATGGCTCGCGTACAACCCGTCTTTATGGCGAAAGGCAATGGTGGATTTGCCGATGGTATCCAAACCAATGTATCTCACCTGATTGAAGGTGGTAACTTTGGTTATGCTAAACAATGGCATTCTTGGGTCAATAACCACCAATATACTTCACGTCCACTCTTGACGTTCTTGTTAGAACCACCTATTGGTTTTAAACTACTCCCTAATAAAGAAGACCACATTGGTGCACTGCGTTCTCTAGTAGAAACTGTACGTCACCGTTGGACTGGTTTGCAACACAAACTGACTGTTAACGTGGAATCTTCTCAATCATTCGGTGGTAGTGGCCAAAAATACGAAGTATTCACTAACGTAACTGAAGAACAATCTAGCGTTTCTCTGTCTGTATGGGAACGTCCAGGTTTGGCTATCGGTCGTTTCTTTAAATTCTGGATTAACATGTTGATGATGAACCCAGAAACTAAATATGCCTCTATTTCTACTGTAGCTGGTGCTGAAGCTGAAAAATACGATTCAATGCCAGACATGTACGCTATGTCTATGTTGTTCATTGAACCTGATACTAACCACCGTCATGTTGTTCAATCTTGGATTGGTATCAACATGTGGCCTAAAGACTCTGGTGATAATGAAGCGAAACACGATAAAGATAACCCATCTGAAGTTCGTGAATTGACTATTGGTTTCACTGGTATCTTTCAATATGGGCCTGGTGTAGACTACTTCGCGCAGAAATATCTAGACAATATCAACTTAATTGGTGCAAATGAATTCCATCAAAAAGCTGCTATCCAAGGTATTGATGCAATGGTAGCTAACGCTAGGACAAGTTATGTGGATACTATATCTGCAATAAGTAGGTCTCAGTATAAATAAATATAGTAAACTACTTGGATAATTAGGGTTAGACGGACATCCGTCTAACCCTAATTTATCTTTATAATCACTTATTTTAAACGAAGTGTATCTCTGTAATGTAAATAATGTTCTGTACCCATATACACCTTGTAAGGTACAAACATATAATCATTTTTACCAAATATTCCAGATAACATTCTAAGTCTTGTTCTTTGTCTTTTATTCACTATTTCTTCAGATAAACCATTTTCAATATCGGATAGTTTATCTAGATTATAGATTATAACTGGTTTTTCAATATTTTCTTTATAACCAACGTATATGTCATCGTATTGAGAATATGGAATAGTACCAATATTTTCTAT